AGCCGAAGATCCAAAATATGTAGAGGAGCATGGCGTACCTGTTGATTATCACTATTATTTCCTCAACAAGTTTCTCAATCCAGTGTGCGACCTTCTTGATCCACTCTATGAAAATGTGAAAGAGGAGATCTTTGGGGAAATCATTAACAAACATAAGCCAGTAAAGCCCCAGAAGTTGCCATCCCTCAGTGGTATGAAAAAGGATGAACTCGTCGCGGAGTGTCAGCGTCTTGGTCTCGAGCACACAGGAACTCTTCCCATCTTAAGGGGGCGCCTTAAGGAGGCGAGAATGAAAAAGGAAGAATCCGTTGAAGACCTATTTAAAAATTACGAGCTTACACAAAGTAAGGATGAGTCTTCATGAGAAGATTACACAGATATTTGACGATGAGTTGGAGGATCGAGTAAATACGATACTCAATGAATATGCCCTAACAATCTCAAAAAAGCATGCGATCCCCTTGGAACTTTTACTCAAAGATATCCCAACATCTTTTGTGACTACAACGTGTAAGGGAACAAAGTCCGATGGCCATCGATGTACTTTTAGGTCGATGTACAATGGCTATTGTGGTAAACACAAAGCACAGGGTGAACGGATATGTCCGAGAACATTTTCAAGTTCAAGTCTACATAACCACGGCCCAGAACAAATGTTTGTCCGAGGATGTCCGGGTTGTGAGTCCTCAAAGGAGCTTATAGATTTGGGAGTCTAATATAGTAATGAGCAAAAACGATATTCTACTAACATCCATCAACAACTTTTATGACAATGAGAAGAATAAATCTACACTACTCACTATATTAGACAAATCAAGTGGTATTTCTCTCCGCAACTTGGAGTGGTTTATCACAAATTATGCAAAGAAGAATCATACGTCTTACCAAACTGGTGATGGGAAGTTGTTCACCGTTCACTGTGCGTACAAGTCAAGTCTCAATGGCTATAGTAAGCAACTCTTCGACCCATTCTGTCGGGCTCAAAAGTTTGCCTACGTAGTGCCTGGGACATCTCATGAAATCCAAACAACCTTGGCACAGTTGAATTTCATCAAATGGTGTATAAAAAATAATATCATTGAATACATCTCCAATAATAAGGATAAACTCTTTAGTAAGCATTCCATTTAAAAAATAATTTGCGCTTCCCCATTCCTGATTATCATCATATTATAACTTTTTGCTATGATTATAACCTGCTTGGGAAAATAAATTGGATCAATATTGAATACATCGATATAATTGTTATTGAAATCAAATGTCCCATGTGCTCCGTTGTACTCTAGTTCCATAGAAACATTTGCATCCTTCACCGTACTAAAGTTGAGATGTCCAGATGGTTGTAATTCTTGTGGGTGCAATGCGAAGCTGTACATATTGATGTTTCTGAAATTGGGGGATCTCTTGTGATACAAGTTGGGTAATGACGCAGACAAAAACATATTTGAACCAGTTGTCCCATCTAAAACTTGTACACCATCACACTCAAGTGTGGTATATTTTTGTTTAGAGTACATGAGTGGAACATTCTTTTTAGCCCGAACCCATTTATTGAAAATGGTTTCGGGGTATGTCGTCAGGAGTTGCCTGATCAAAAAGTTAAGATTGTTTGTTCTACTCTCCGATGATTGTGAGATGTTTATATGTGTTGATAGTTTACCGATGATGCCAGCTTCAGTATCTGTGGTAATGGCAGGATTTTGCAACGCTTCCACTAGGTAATAGAAGTATCCACCCCAAACTGCCACTTTCAGATCACTGTCTTGTAAATCAGCACTGGTAGTACCTGGAGTTTGTATATCAATTAATAATCCAGATGGTCCTCCAAATGGGTTATATATAGCGAGATACGCGTTATCCAAATAAGCCGTGATAGCATCAACTGCGTCACTATGATTTTTTGAATCAACCGTACGCAACTCGTTCAATAATGTGAGTTGGTCGGCGCCCCAAATGGGAAAATTGAGGAGAATTCCTACAAGAATACCTCTTTCAATGGAATTTGTTACACTAGCTATACCACTCACTGTAGTGGCTATACCTTCTTCTAAAAGATTCCAATAAAAGCGTATTCCTTTTACGTACAAAGACAATACATATTTATAGTACTGTTCCGAATCGGTTACTTGACCACCTGTATTTAATCTCGTGGTAACCAAGGTTTCTAACTGACTTAACAAACTCACTTGATCAGCGCCCCAAAATAGGTAAGCTTTGAGAATATCCACTTCTCCACTGCTTATTGTATTTGTGGGTTCCAAATACTCAAGTGCGGTATCATACACGGCTATAACACCGTCAATATAACCTGTTATCTGAGGTATGTTGGAGGCGTCATTGTCACTGGACGCTCTTATATCTTCTAAAATATCAATTTGAGGTTGAGACCATATATTTTGTAAGCTCAAAAGACTATATATAATTCCTGTACGTTGTTCCCCAAGACCGGGTAGAGCACCAAGTGTAGTATCTATACCATCTACAATGTAATCTAGAGATGATGGTAAGCCACCAAGATAGGCCCCCAATTGTGAGATCACAGTAGCTTGTCCCACAAATCCTGGTTCAATTTGCCGCAAGTCATTCAAATCGAAATATTTCTCTCCCCAGATAGCTTGTGATATTATCCCATCTATAACATTATTTTGATCGAATTGCGTGTATCCTGTCATAACGGGTACATTTGTAAAAAGTGCATTCAATGCTGGTATAGTGGTTGCATCATTGGCTGGGTTTTGTAGTGCAGTTATTAATGTAGTTTGGTCAGCACTCCAAAAATTTGGAATTGCCAAGAGACCATAAACAATTCCAATTCTAACATTTGGGTCTAATGGGTTATATGGCAAACTGTCAAGTGATCCCGTTGAAATCTTAAGTGCATTTATGTAAATAAGATCGGCGGCTGAAGGAGTACGTAACGCATTCAAAAAGTAAAATTGTGTATCGGACCATGCATGTAAAGTGGATATACCAACGATGATTGGATCACGTTCCGCCGCAGTAGCTGGTAAATTGTCAAGTACTCCATTTACACCCTCCTTCAAAACGTTGAGTCTTAATTTAAGTATGGGTATGGCACCTATAAGTCCTTGTAAATATCCGGATAGCACCTGACTTGGTACAGCGATTATTTGATCTACAATGCTCACGCGAGTTTGTTGATCAGTTTGGCCTTCAAGTAATGTTAATAGTCCGTCTACTTGTGTATTGCTTGTATATGCACGAACTCCTGCGATAAGTCCGATTTCACTTGGTGTACCGGCGATACCTTCAGTTTTCAATCCAATTAAATATCCATAAACAACCGTAGTCCAATTCCAGAATTCATTCACAAGCTTGATAATGGTATCTTCCCACACAGGAAGTAATCGCAGTACAGCCACATTCGCGATTCGTTCCTCAAATGAAGCCCCAGGAAAGTCCTTGGGTATTATACCGGCTGCAACATTAAACGTCAGTGTATTTGACTGTAAACGAAGTGCTAAGATGTAGTTGTCTTCATCGGGTAAACCAGGGTTCTTCAAGGCGTTTAAAAGATTGACCTCAGTCTCACGCCAAACACTTGGTATAGCGAGTAACCCATTCACAATGCTCACACGTGTTGGTGGATCTGTTTCACCGTCAAGCGCAGTCAATAGTCTATCTATGGTATATTCTATACCCGTTGAGCCTACTACACCTTCTATTATAAGCCTCAAACCGTATACAACTGCATACATATATACACGAATTGTTAGGATATGGGTATTTAAATAGCCATCGGGTAAAGTGTCGCCGGCCAGATCATTTATAAGCGCCCTTGTGGCATCATCCCAATATGGTCTGGCCTCTACAAGAACGTTACCTTCTCCGTCTAGTATCCCTTCTATATCAAACGCGAGCAGGTAACCTACTAAAGTTGCACGTGTCACTTGATTCTCTGCATTAGCAATAATACCATCTAATGAATTATTAATAATATCTCTCGCGTAAATTGAATCTGATACAGTTTGAGCATCTTTGTATGTTTTAAGATATAATATAGCAGCGTCTTCGGTTGTCGTACCAGCAAGTGGAGTGCCCGAATTTTTCAATGCATTTAAATTGGTCAGATCTGTTTCACTCCACGAAGCTTCGCTTATCACAATTACATTTGATACAACCACATTACGTATGGTTCCGTTTGTATTCTCATCAAAACTCAGTGCATTTATGACATCCTTTTGGTCTTGACCCCAAAACTCAGCAGGATTAACCGCATCAAGTCTATTGTCTTCTCCCTTGTAAAAATTGACTAGATTGAGTAGATTATTTACAATATCGTCACGTGTATCATAATTTAATTCGCCATCAAGTGCATCTAATTGTCCAGTGATATAACTCTTTATATCATCTACACTATCCATAAATCCAATGAGTGAATCGATAGTTGCACGCTGCTGTGCAATGAGGGTTGCATTACTACCTGGATCTATAGTCAAACTATTCAATTGAGTTAATTGTGTCTCTGACCAAATAGCTCTTTGTTCACCAAGAGTAAATGTTCCATACTTTATTATCGCATACACAATTCTGGAACGCGTATACACCGTTTTACCAGGTATATCATCAAGTATCGCCTTAAGACCGAATTTTATAATGTCATATTCAACTTTTGTGTTATCTAAAATCTCCGTAACTTTATTAATTGTGGCAACTTGCTCGGGTGTTCCAGGTTTAAGTTGTGACAGACCTGTCAAGTAGTAACTAATGGTTGTGAGATACACTCGCAAACCAAATATGAGTAGACCCTCTGTGGGTATTCCGGGATATCTCAAGGCGTTTAAAAGACCAATCTGTTCCGGTCCCCAGACATTTGGTATAACGAGTAGACCATCTATAATAGTCGAACGTACGCCTGGATCTGTTTCACCTATGAGTGAATTCAACTTGGTAGTTGCATCTATCTGTATTCCAAGAATTGTACCAGGTATACTATTTAGGTATGTTTGGATTGTAGCTATCCTAGCTAATTCAGTGTTGGTATCACCAGAGTGAATTTTAAGTTGTTCTAAAACACTGGTATAAGTATCATCTGTTCCCCAATAAAAGAGATTGAGAACGGCGTTGATGAATTCCGTTCGCACGGTTTCATTTTGTTCTCTGTCAAATGCACTTAATACATTTCCTATGACTCCACTCCACAATGGAATTAATTTAAGAATGAAAAGAGTTGTCTGTTGAGCGTCTGTGTAGTTGTCAAGCTCACGCAACTGATCCAAAATGGATACATATTCATCGGTCCATTTACCAGTTTTTTTGACAATAAAGAAGAGTTCCTTTACACAATTCTTAAAATCCAATCTAAAGTTACCCGACTTGGATTGTCCGTCAATTTCAAATATATTCCGTTGACGCTGTTCAAAAAGAATATCTAGAGGTTTACTTTGAAGCATGCAGCGTTCCACAGTATCCAAATGAACCAGACCCAGGTTTACTTTGAAATTACTTAATTCAAGCGCGTCTGTGACCTGATTATTTGCTCGAGGATTCCATATAGTTTGACCAAACTTTTCTTGTGACGCAAACAAAACCTCATCTGTGGGTCGTAGCTTTATCCGAAGAGACAATTCTTGCTTACGTATAGTACATAAAGGAATTCCATGGCTAGGACGTCTGTGAAAGTAGAATGGAATCTGAATTCTATATTCATTACTACTAAAAGGATCTACACCTTGTGTGCTAAACTGTCCATCGTAGAATTCCTGTAAAAATTCACGATCTGAACTTCCCTGAAAATGTTTTCCATGAATTACATCTAAACTCGATCTATAAGATTCGGGTATGTTCAATTCCCGATGTATGAATATATCGTCTGATGTAACCGTATCTATTTTCTGGTCACCCACATACAATTCTACATAGTCAATCACAGATATCCCAAATATATCAATTGGTGAAAGATTTGAACCTAGATTTGCGACATTTGTGGGATCTACTTTGAAAGAAAGAGTAACCTCTTGTAAAATGTCACCACAGTTTTGTGGAATTGTTACTTCCAAAAAGTCATTTGTATATACACCTTTCGCAAATGAAATCTTATAATTTTCAGTCGCATAATTGGCATACTTACTATACCTTTTGGTGAAAAAGGAGAATGACGGATTTACAGTTAAAGAGTCACTCAACTGACCTATGGCTTCAATCTGAACTCGACCTGCCATTTATACTATATGTGATTAATATTTTAAGCCACATAATCCACTCGAGTAGTGAAGTATATTGTAATTCTTCGCATAAATTTGTACCTCCGTGATGTCACCCTCTTCAGCTGAGTACTGACATGTGTAGTCTAATTCGATCTGACATCTTTGGTCTATTATACGACTGAAATTCAGATGTCCAGATGGAGTATTATCCAATGGATACATTGCAAATGAATAACTAGCGATACGTTCCTGTGTTGGTAATTGATAGAGAACGTTTGAATTTTTGGTACCATCAAATGAAACATCCCCATCTACACCGGATCTAGAATTTGTGAGGGAATTTTCATAAACTAATTTTGAAAAGGACTCATCGAATAAAGTTGTATTATTTAGAGTTATACCCAAACTTTTGAATTTTGTATTGAGCATGTATTGGATTAGAAATTGATCGTCATGATATGAAAACCTCCTGGACTTTTTCCCCGCGATGAAATACATTGTTTTGACTGGGTGTTGAAAACGTAAAATAATTTCTTCTTTATCATTGTCAGTTCTTGGTATATCATGTCTTCTCAATTGCATCTGAGTAATCAACTGATCAGTTGGAGTACTTTTCAAATAATTTAACTCGTCATTACCCAAGTATGCATATGTAGCTAAAAGAGATGCAGTTTCTATTCTCAAATCAGTCGTATATTGGTTCAAATATGGTCGTACAATTTTATCACGACTTTTAAATTTTATTCGAACATAGCAGTTATGTTTCGCGAGTTTACATAATAAAACAGATGCTGGTAAATTGTTATAGAAATAAAATGGTAGGTCGATATACATTTGTTTCAAACTCCACACATTGTTCTCATCTGAGCCATATGGCTCATCTTTTGCTGTTGTGAGGGGCACAACACCATCTCTAAAATTGTAATCACTTGTATGATATTTGTGGTTCATATAGATCCAATCACCTGTAAGTCGTTCTATGAGTACCCCTCCTATAAAGAGATCGGCATACTCTATAGCATGTATACCAACATTGGGTGTGAATGGATCGTCATAATTACCTGTCGGAGTTCCTGCGACCTCATACGTTGATGACACAGATGCTTTATAATAGAATTTGTACCGAAGTGTTAAATTTGTGAGAAGATCACCCATATCAACTGGTATGATACACATTGTTTCTTCGCCAAATTTTGCATCAAGGAGTGGGTGTTCTCTGACATCAAATGCAAAAACCGTGTGATTTTTAAAAATACTCAAAAAATGTGAATATGTGGGGCTTCCTGATATGGGTATATCCTGAGTTCCAAGAGTACCTAATCGCAGTCTTCCTGCCATCTCTACTTAAGTATACGTTTTGTTTTTTAAGTCTGAAGTAAAGATCCATTATCGAATACGAGTTTCTTGTAGCCTGTATAATACATATGAAACCTGTATTCTGGATTTGAAATAACCTGACCATTTCCATATTGTAGATCTGTGTTATCTACCAGTTCAAAATGGAATTTTGTTTTTTCTGAATTTAGGTTGGAGAAATCGAGGAAACCCGATGATAAATTACTTTTCGGATACATTGCGAAATTATAGGTGTAAATATAATTGAGTAAGTAATTGGGTATTGGTGGTTCAAAGTCATATATTCTTGTCACATCAGTTGCCGAACGTGCAAGTCTTGAACGCAGGGGTGTGTAACTAAAGAAATACTCTCTATCATTATTTGATACGTTTGGAAT